AAGCGAAAACGATTGAGAATAAACACGATTTGACAGTGTTTGATAAAGTGCCTGACAATGTGCAGGCCGAATATGGCTCTGGCAATCTTACAAGTATTCGTTTGGTAGAAGCAAGCCTGCGGGAAGCAGGATTGTCTCGTCTAGCTGCAAAGGTTTTCCTAGGCAGCAATAAAGCCAAGCAGCGGGAAGCTGTAGAATCAGGGGAAGTAGTGCCGGAGGAATATGTAAATGGGTTACGATTACTTAATCAAAAATACGCAATACTTCTCGAAAGGGAATAATTAAATTAAATGGGTTATTGAATCGTAACCAGAAAATTTAGACAGTTTGGGTTTACTCAAAGGATGGCCATCTGGAGAGTGACGCAAGATAATTAAAGCGGCTGTGTAGGAGCCTACAACCTCCTACATAGCCGCTTTTTTTATGCCCATAACTTCTACTAACAAGATTACAGGAGTAATTTATTATGCCAGAAAACGATGTAAAATTAATGGCGGAGCTGGATAAGCTCGGACAAAACATCGACGAGTTCAACGCTAAAAATGACAAACGTATCGAAGACACCTTAACCAAGATCGACGAGAAGGCTCCGCTAAAAGCTGTGGCCGGTCTGAGCGAAAAACACGAAGAGCTGAAAAAGATGCTTGAAGACTCAACCACTACCATTGAGTCCCTGAAAGCTCAGATCAAAAACATCGGCCCGGTGGTTTCTACCGGTTCGCCTAAAGAGGCAATGTGTGAAGCTGTTGGCCACCTTGTACTTGGCAAGATTGCTGGCAAGGCAACGTCGATGGAATGGCTTACAAGGCACAACTTAGCCGAGGGTACAACTGCTGGTGGTGGCGCTTTAGTTCCCGATCAGTACGTTCCTGAGTTGATTAAGCTCATGGAATCCTACGGTGTATTCCGTAGCGCGGCCCGTGTCGTTCCAATGGCTTCCGACAGTCAGATATGGCCGAAGCTTGACGGTGACGTGACTGTGTACGCACCGGGCGAAGCTACATCGATCACGGCAAGTAGCCCGACATTTGCGAATGTTACGCTGGTTGCTAAGAAACTGGCGGCCCTTTGTGCCGTGTCCAGTGAGCTTGCAGAAGATGCGGCTCTTGCTGTTGGTACTATTGTCGCTGATAGTATCGCCCGCGCGTTTGCCAAGGCCGAAGATCAGGCGGGGTTCCTCGGCGATGGTTCTGCAACGTATTGGGGTTACACCGGCATAACAGGTGCATTCCAGGGCTTGGCTGGTTACTCAGCACATGCAGCACTATCGGCATATGGCGGCCTGGTCACATCGACTGGTAACGCATACTCCGAGACTGCTATCACAGAGATTCGTACATTGATGGCCGTGCTTCCAACCTACGCTGAGGCTAACGCTAAGATATATTGCTCCAAGCGTGTCTATTACGACATACTTGTGCGTTTAGCTGATGCTGCTGGCGGTATGTTACGGACTGAATATGAGACAGCACCAGGCAGAAGCTTCTACGGTTATCCGGTTATCTTCACTGACGTAATGCCAAAGGCCACAGCTAATAGTCAAGTATGCCTGATTCTCGGTGACATTGCTATGGGTGCTTACCTCGGCGAGAGTAGAAAGATCGACATCCAGCAGAGCAAAGATGTTTACTTTGCCAGTGACCAGATTGGGATTCGCGGCACAGAGCGAATTGCTGTTAATGTCTTCGGACAAGGCACAACTACTGCTGCCGGTCCTATCTGTGGCCTCATCACTCTCGCATCCTAATTTTTGATAATCTTCATTGGCTGCCTGTCCAGTCTGGACAAGGTTGGCAGGCGGCCATTTTACTTTAAGGAGTAATTTACATGATACCAGTAGAAAGAGAAAAATACGTAGTGTTGGTTCCCCCTCAGATTAAGAACGACGGCGCGGCTGCTAGAGACAGCTATGTCGATACTAAGGGTTGGGGGCATCTCAGAGTGTTGATTGTCACAGGCGTTATTGACGCTGCTACCACTGCGGCTCCTGCTTTAGGGGAGTGTGCTACTTCTGGCGGCTCTTACGACGCTATCACAGACGCAGCTCTATCGGCGGCTATAGCTAATGGCGACGATGACGAGATTGCCGCTATAGACGTTGACTTAACGAACGGCACTCATCTTCGTTATATCCAGTGTCTGGTGACTGCCGGTAGCGGCACGACCGGGACTAATCTGGCTGTTATAGGTATCCTATCCAGGCCAACCTCTGGAGCCATTAGCGGCGCAGCTACAGCCGCAGGTTTGACAGAGGTTGTAAGCGTCTAATTATGATAACTCTGCCTAACCATCTTCTGACAGATAATAACCTATGGGGTTTGAGTGTACAGCACTCGCCGATAGCGTTGTGGGTATTGGAAAACATCCTTAATACTTACAAACCTGAAATTATTATCGAGATAGGCACTGGTTTCGGTGGGGTTACGGTGTACTTGGGGACATGGGCGCGACTAAATAGCGCCCGTGTCCTGTCTATAGACCACAAGGATTATCTTAAAAACCCGAAGTACTTCATTGGGTTGCCAGTAAATAGAATAATAAACGACGCATTTTGTAACGACACAAGGGCTTGCGTAAGAAAAGCCGCAAAGCATAGATGTCTTATCTATTGTGACGGCGGCAATAAAACGAAAGAGCTTGCAGTATTTAGTAAATTCGTGCGGACAGGTTCAGTAATAGGCTGCCACGACTACACAACAGAGGTATTCCCCGCCAACGTGGACGACTACATGGATAAAAACAATTTTTCAAAAGTAGTTAACGCCCAACAGATGAGGCAACTGTTTACCTTGCAGATGTTCTGGGAAAAAACGGCATGACGACGAATATTTTATTCTCTTTACCAACAAACGATACTATCGAACCAAAAACAGCTTTTAAGGCTGCGGTTATGGCTCAACATCCAAACGTTACTTATTGCCAGGTCATGGGTTCACCTACCGACCAGGTACGCAACGGGCTTGCAAAGATGGTACTTGAGAACCCTGATTATACCCATTTATTAATGATGGATTCTGACATTGACCCCCCCGCCAACATTGTCGATTTACTCCTAGAGTGCGACTCGCAGTTAGCTACAGCGTTAGTGCCTATATGTCTCAAGGGTGCGATTGTCAGTAATGTAATCGTCACGTCAGAAGATGAAACAGAGGGACACTTTTTAACTAATTGGGAAAACAAGAAGGAACCCTTTGAGGTTGAGGCTGCCGGAACTGGTTGCGTGTTGATTCGTCGTGACGTTTTAGAAACTATTCCGTGGCCGTGGTTCAGGTATCAGGAGAAATACCCATCCGGTGACAGGATTGGCGAAGATATTTACTTTAGCAGAAAATGTAACAAGGCGGGCATTAAATACAAGGCCCACCCGAAAGCGGTGTGCGGGCATATAAAGAAATTTGATCTTTTAGATATTGTGAGGCTCTTAAATGATAACAGGAAAACTTAAACAAGACACACGTTTCAAACTTGACGGCATGATACCAGGAGCAGGTGAACTATTCCTGCGTGGCTCAGTGGTTGAAGTTGACGAGAAATACGCAGGGCTGGTCAATGCGAAAGTTACCAAGGCCGCTGTTGTTTCCCAACCGCAAGCGTTTACAAAGCTGGTCAGTAAGAAAAAGAGAGGCGGTAAGAAATAATGGCATCAGTTCAAGCAGTAACCGAAACAACCGTACTTGCCACCACTCCGGGCGGCATGAATAAAAACACAATAGCATGGACATCAGCATCTACCGGCGCGGTTTCTTATGCGTTACACGATATGAATGGCACGCTGAGGAGAGTTGATTTTATACCGTCGGCAACTACCGCGCCTACAAACCTATATGACATGACAATTATAGACGGCAATTCGTTCGATGTGTTGATGGCGTTAGGTGCGAATCTTCTCACCGCTACAAATGCGTCTGTCGTCCCCTTGACCGGCGACGGCACATCGGCATACCAGCCGGTGACTTTAGCGGGTCAATACACATTAACCATTGCAGCGGCAGGTGACGCAAAGCTTGGCACAGTGGTTCTTTATTGGGATTAAGAAAATTATGGCACTGATAGAAATAACAGCACCGGCATCGGAGCCGATCACTAAGGCGGAGCTTGAATTGCACCTGCGGTTAGACTCGACAAGCGAAACCGAGGACGAGTTATTAGATGCAATTATCGCATCCAGTAGAGAATGGGTTGTATCTCAGACTCGCAGGGCGTTGGTTAATACTACTTTCAAAATAACGATGGATGTGTTCCCTTCTGACGGCATCATATCCCTGCCACGTTCACCGCTGGTATCAATCACATCGGTTAAATATTACGACACAAGCGGCGATCAGCAGACGTTTAGCTCTGACGATTACGACTTGGACCTGGTGTCAGCGCCGGGCCGGATCGGTTTATCGCCATCGAGTAGCTGGCCATCAATCCAAAGCGGCAGAATTGCACCAATCGAAATTATCTTTGTTGCTGGCTACGGTGTAAACGCAACAGTCGTCCCAGAGTCGATTAAGACGGCGATCAAGCTGCTATGTGGGCACTTATACGAGAATCGAGAAGATAGTCGCATGGAGGACGTTTTTGGGACAAATTCTTACGCATTAACAGCGGCCAGGAGTTTACTTGGCCCATATATGGTGATGACTTGAAAGCAGGAACACTTAGACATTATTGCCAGCTTCACAGCCCGACCGAAACAACGGACGAGTATGGAGCGATAACAGAAACCTTTGCCTCTTACGCTAACGTATGGGCCGAGGTTATCCCGTTAAAAGGTGGCGAAAAAGAGAAGGCTCAACAGATTACGGCTGACATATCGGTGCGGATACGGATCAGGTATCGAAGCGACGTTAACATTGAGCATCGGGTTATCTTCGGTAGTCGTATTTACGAGATAAACACAATAGTTAACGCTGAAATGAGAGACGCTGAGATATTTTTATATTGCACGGAGCTGGTAACTTAACGTGAAGATTGAAATAGATAAAAAAACAATCGATAACCTGAACCGCATGTTCAAGAACATTGAGTATGCTGTTGCTAAGGAAATAGTATTAAAGGCATCGAAAGAGGCAACGGAGGTGCTAAAAGCGACGACTATCGACACGATTAACTCTATGGATTTACTTTATACAACCGATATGCGTGAGTCGTTAGTTGTCCGCAAGCTGAGAACAAAACGACATAGCGATTATGTAGGCCACAATGTGCAGCACGATACCGAAAAGTTTCCGAAATTAGTTAAAAAAACAAAGAGCAACAAGAGGTATTTTTACCCGGCGGTTGTCGAGTTTGGTTCCGACAGGGTTCCAGCGAAACATCCAAAGCGGATAGCGATGGAAAAAGCGAAAAACGCGGTCCAGACGAAGTTTGTCGAAGTATCAAGGGCCGAATTAAAGAAAATAAAATAAATGAGCAACTACGCACTACAATTTAGTTATTCAGCTACCAATCTTGGAATTGTAACTTTTCCAGACCACGAGAATCTCAGACCGGGCCAGCGGGATTACTCTGTATCGTTTTGGGTGAAGTTTGGCATTGTCAACCTTACATTAGTATCAAAAAGCGTGATAGATGTAGGTGTTGACAATAACACGCTAGCGATCGGGGTTGCAGCAAGCGGAACAAGTGTGTACGCATCGCTCACAGATGGTACGGCAGGCGCTAATACTGATTCGGTTATAGCTACCGGATTAGACGCTAACGAATGGACTCACGTAACGCTTACTCGCTACCATAACCAGACTGACGGGTTATGTCTCTATATCAACGGGACTTTGGCCGCCTGTGAAGATGACAACAATCTAAATATCGACAATACGGCAGGTTTAGTTGTTGGCTCGATAGATGCAGACGATAACGAAGATGTCACTATTGATAATTTGCGGATATATAACAAGGTTTTATCTGTAAATGATGTGTCTCAACTGTACTCGCTTGGCCGTAGGCGTGGCGCCGTGGACAGTGACTTTGTTAACGGCTTCTACGCAAACATGAACGTTCACACAGGGTTAGCCGCCGCCGGGCGTATTGTCGATGTGTCAGATGGCAACTCAGCGAATAACGGAACAATTGCAAGTGCCGACTACGTGGAATGGGTTGCCGCTACGGGTGGGGGCTTGGAAGCAGGGTTGCGAACAACGCTATTAGCTGACAACTACATCAGCGAGAACGTCAGCGTCTATCCATTTGTCGTGCCGCAAGGTAAAAGCTTACCAGCGATAACATATCAACGAATATCAACAGATCACAATCATCAACTATCCGGCTCTGCCGGTTTTGCAGTTGCTACGGTGCAAGTTGCGAGCTGGGCAGATAATTACAACTCCGCCAAAGAGATAGCGGAATATGTGCGGCTGTTACTAGATGGCCGGACGGGTGACATGGGCGAAGCAAGCGTGCAGAGCTGCGTACTAGATAGTGAGACTGACTACGATTATCAAGACCCGAAAATGAAACAAAGGACATCTTACAGTGTCCAGATGACTTATAGGATAATGTTCAACGAAAATAAGCCAGTATTTATATAAAACAGGAGTAAATTACAATGGCTGCAAATGATGGAATAAGCAGTGTGGGGATCACTATTGCGAGAGATGGATCTGCGATAGGTAACGTCGTCTCGATGTCGCTGCCAAGTATGACGGTATCTGATGTCGATGTGACCGAGTTATCAGACACGATCAAAA